GAACCCTTGCAGGTTTAGAAGGGAAAGAGTTATAATAATATGATGATAACCAAGTTTGACAAAGGGACGGTCGGAGGCGACGGCCACTGTAATCCTGTTGCATACCTTGTTTATGCAATGGTCTGCCCTGTTTATAACCTAATAGGGAGGTTTAGATGAAAAAGATTGATTTTAAAATTAGTTTTCGGGTTGAAACAGATATCTTTGAAGGTGATTATCCTGCACAACAACATATATATTTAGGCATATATAGTATTCCTATTGAGGAAGAAGATGCTTTAAGAATTTTGCGTGGATTGAGCAAAGAACAGCAAGATGAAATTGAACAGACAATAAAGCAGGATTATATCAAAGAACAAAAAGCAATAACGGAGAAGAGTAAACCTCGCAAGAAAGCAAAAAAAGCGGGATACATTTATTTATTGGAAAGTGGTGGTTTGTACAAGATAGGGCGGACAGCAAACTTCCAAAGAAGAATGGTAACTTATAAGACAGAGAGTCCTTTGCCTGTAAAAGTTATATCAAGTTTTCATACAAGTGATACTATTGAGGCAGAAGAAAGTTTGTTAGAGGAATTTAAAGAGAAAAGGGAAAGAGGAGAATGGTTTGCCCTTGATGATAAAGATATTCAAAGATTTAATGCTTTGGGACTAATACTTAATTAAAAGTAATAGGAATTAAGATTTAGTAAATAACATAGGTCGCCGAAAAAACAGCGACCGTACAAGGGGTTAAAAATGGATAAAAACACAGCGGAATTAGCCCAAATCTGATAGGAAATATAGGGGGATTAAAGGGGGTAAAGGTTTGATGCTGACAAAAATTCTTACCGAAATAGAGACAAAGGTTGAGAAATTGCAAAGCATTTTATTACATTTACGGGTAGCACAGAAAGAGATTAACGAGTTGCAGGAAAATACTGCGGGCAAAGAAGGACAATTTGCTGAGCCAGAGATTGAAAAGGCGGCTGAAGAGTTATTGAAACCTAAGAAGAAAAAGAAACGGGGAAGAAAGAGTAATTTAACCTCTAAAGAACGCCTTGAAAAGAAAAGGAAGTATCAAAGGGAATGGGCTCGCCAGAAAGCGGCAGAAAAAAAAAGACAAAACCAATGAGCAAAGAACAGCGGAAGGAATTTTTGAAACAAATGCATAAAAAATGGCTTGAGGATAGATACGGACTTCAAGATGGGATTGCTGAAACGGAATTTGGGGGAGATAAAGAGGGGGTGTAGTAATAACGTTCCTATACACTGTAAAGAATATACCAGTAATAGTTAAACATAAGCAGGCAAGATAAAGAAGTAAAAGAAAAAATGGCAAAGAAGGGAAAAAGAAAAACAGAACAGCCCAGAAACATGGATGGGACATTTGCTAAGGGAAAAAATCTTCCTGTAACCAGGATGGAAAAAAGAAAAGTTCGCCCAACAGCTATTAAACCTGGGCAAAAATTAAATCCAACTGGCAAAGGGGGATTTCAAGACCATCCTGAACTCAGGAGCAACGGGCGGTGGAGCAAAGAGACATCTTTCAGATATTGGCTTAATTATTTCAAGACTTTACCGTTGAAGGAATTCAGTCAATACAAAACGAAAAATCCCGATATATGCATGGCAGCTCTGGCAGCATGGGCAAGGGTAGCGAAGGCAATTGAGAAACTGGAGGAGTTTAAAGAAGTTGCCAATAGGACTGAAGGGATGCCTACACAGAGGGCGGAGTTAACAGGTAAAGAGGGAGTTCCTCTTGTTTTTGATGTTCAAATAAGGCGGATAAATGACAACAGCGACAATGATAAAACCGCAGGTTAATATTGAGGCTACTGACCAGCAGAGGGTATTTATAGAATCCAATACAAAGCGGAAGGTAGTTCGTGCAGGCAGGCGAAGCGGGAAAACAATAGGAGCGGCAATCCTTGCGGTAAAAAAATTCAGCCAGGGGATGCGTGTGTTATATGCAGCTCCGACCCAAGAGCAGACTGAACGGTTCTGGCATACATCTAAGATTTTATTACAGGGATTGTTGGATGCTGGACTTTTGACGAAAAACGAGACATTGAAAACTATTGAACGTGAGGGCACTGAACAGCGCATAAAGGCAAAAACGGCGTGGAATAGCGATACTTTACGCGGAGATTATTGCGATTTGCTTATACTTGACGAAATGCAATTGATAGACGAAACCGCATGGACTGAGGTTGGCCAACCTATGTTGATTGATAATGACGGCGATGCGGTACTGATATATACTCCGCCGTCACATCGTAGTAGAAGTGTGAGTAAGGCCAAGGATAAACGGTTTGTGGCAGATCTATACAAACGTGCGGAGAATGATAAGTCTGGCAGATGGCAAGCATTTCATTTTACCAGCCACGATAATCCCTTTATCTCTGCAACGGCTATTCAGGAACTGGCAGGAGATATGACATCAGTTGCTTATAGACAGGAAATATTAGCAGAGGATATGGAAGATATTCCAGGAGCATTGTGGAAGCGTAAATGGTTTGACAAACATCGGGGTGAAGGAATGCCGGAGTTGGCACGTGTGGTTGTGGCTGTAGACCCTGCAGTAACCAATAAGGCTACCTCGGACGAGGTTGGTATTATAGGCGCAGGGTTAGGGATAGATGGCAGGTATTACGTGCTGGCTGACAGGAGTGGAATAATGAGCCCGGATAAGTGGGGTAATAGGGCGATAAATCTATTCCACGAATTTTCAGCGGACCGGATAGTTGCGGAGGTAAACAATGGCGGTGACCTTGTAGAGACAGTTTTACGGACAATAGAACGTAATATTCCGTACTCCGGAGTAACTGCCAGCCGTGGGAAGATTACGCGTGCCGAGCCAATTGCAGCATTATATGAACAGGGTAAAGTAAGCCATATTGGTGCATTCTCGGAACTGGAAACGCAATGTTCGGAGTTTGTCCCGGGTGATAAATCCCCTGACCGGATGGATGCGTTGGTATGGGCATTAACAGAGTTAATGACAGGCAGCGGCAAACGGTACGGTGTTGATAGTGTCTAAACAGGAAATTTTATGAACATATTACAGCGGGTTAAAGTGGCTGGCAACGTGCTGGTAAAAGGATACAGCGGTATTCCTGTTATCAATGATGCGGATTTCCCAGGTTTGAGCACAAGTACGTTCCAGCGCACTTCAAAAGGCAATAAACAGGCATATGTAGACAATTTTACCAGTTGGGTATATGCAGCAGTATCCTGTATTGCCCGCAACACTGCCAAGGTTGATACACGGTTATATGTAGAGAAGTCCAAGGGTAGTCGCGAGAGTTGGGAGCAGATATTCGACCACCCGTTTCTGGATTTATTGCGGAACCCGAACCCTTGGATGGATATGTATTTCATCAAATACCTGACAGAAATATTTATGGGCCTGCTGGGTAATGCATACTGGTATATACCGAAAAACAATCTCAGGTTACCAGGGCAGATTATACCATTGCTTGCACATCGGGTTATTCCGTATAGCAAGAACCATGTAGAGGTGGAATACTACGAGTACCTTGTAGGTAATTCTATCGTCCGGTTTGCTCCCGACGAAATACTGCACTTCAAAGAACCAAATCCAAATAGTCTTATTCTTGGATTATCACCACTGGATGCATTACTGTTATCAGTTGATACGAATAAAGCAATGATGGAATACAGCATGTCGTTGTTTGGAAATGGTGCATTCTTCGGGACTATCATTAAGGTGCCTTCAGAAATGGGTGATGCTGATTATAATAGATTGAAAATGGAAATAAAAGAGCAATTTACAGGTGTAAGTAAAGCGGGAAAAACCAAAATCTTGCGAGGTGTAGAGGAAGTTCAAAATCTGGTTAAGACAATGGCAGAACTCGGGTTTGAGTCCGGCCGGAAATTGACGAAGAAAGATATTCTGGAGGGCTATGGCGTGCCAGAGTTTAAATTAGGCGAAGGGTCCAGTAGTGCATCATCTTCCCGGTCAAACGCGTATGAACTCGACCGGATGTTTACGGGAGAAACTATTCAGCCTCGTCTAATGAGACGAGATAGCGTTGTGAATAAATTTCTGTTACCACGGTGGGATGAAAAACTTGTTTGTGAGAGTGAAGATGTATCACCTACCGACCGTGAATTTGAGTTACAGAAAGAGGAAAGCAGGCTCAAAACTGGATACTGGTCCATAAATGATGTGCGGGCATTGAATGGTGAGGAGCCCGTACCGTGGGGATACCGGCCCTGGGTTGGCATGAATCAGATTCAGATGTCAGGATACGTTAGCAACGACAAAACCGGAAAGGCTTATAAACACATTGCACGAAACATGCGGGATAACTGGCAGCAGATAAAAGAACAAAAATGGAATACGTGGGTGAAGCGTGAGGAGAGCATTGAAAAGCGATATATTATTGACCTTAAAAAATTCTTTACCGAACAGCAGAAGATAGTTCTTGCCAACCTGCGGCGGATACTGGATGCTGGCAAAAGCAAAGGATTAATAGATTTCGTGTTCCCCAGCCTGCAGGAACAGGCGAATAAATTGACTGAAGTTTCCAGGAAGCATATCGCACAAGCCATAACGTTCGGGGTATTGACTGCGATAGAGTTTGAAAACGGTGGTAAGGCAAGTAAAGCAGAACCTTCCCCGGAAGACCTGGAATTGGTTGGGTTTACACCGGAAAGTTTTGATATCTACGTATCTGCTCAGGTCAGTCAATGGAAGGATTTGTACGGGTTCACCATTATACAGACTATTCAAAGCGATTTACGGGATTTACTCGAGCAGGCAATAAGCGAGGGATGGAGCACTTCACATATTCAGAGAGATATAGAGACTTTGTATGGCGGATATGCAGAGGATATGAACCCAGTCCGCAGTTTGCGTATAGCACGTACCGAGGTCAGCCGGATAATAAACGATTCGGAATTGATGTGCTATAAACGGCTGGGGTATGCAGAAAAGACATGGGCAACGGCCTTGGACGAAAACGTGTGTGATGTTTGTGCTGGATTGGACGGAAAGGTTGTTAGGATAAATGAGAACTTTCCTGGAGGATTTCAAGCACCACCGGCACATCCGAACTGTCGGTGTAATTTCCTTGCAGGCGATTGGTCGCAGGGTGCACCATAACGGAGGAGAAAATGGCAAATATTGTTAAGACGGTTGGTGAGTATCTTGAAAGTAAGCAGAAAACTATCAGTAAGAATAAATTTGACAGGTTAAAACAAACACTGGATGGAATGCCAGCAGAAACAAAAGTGTTGTGGAGATATTTCCCTGGTAAGAGTGAAAAGGCCGAAGAAAGTGACGGGAAGCCCGCTACCATAGATTTAATTTCCACTATTGATGTTGATAGAGATAATGAAGTGCTAATCCCCGATGGTTGTGATTTATCTGGGTATCAGAAAACACCAACGGTCCTGTTCGGACACAATTACAACTCCGTTCCTATTGGTGTAAGTAAGTGGCAGAAGATAGCAGACAAGGGCATAAACTCACGGACAGAGTATTTCTCATCAGACTTTGCACGTGATGTGCATGAAGCGGCAATAAACGGTGCACTTGCCAATAGTGTGGGGTTTATACCTCAAAAATGGGTAACGAATCCTGATGCGAAGCATGGCGGGCTCTTTTTCCTGGGAGATACACCTGGGGATGACGAGGACAAGGAAAAGCCGCGTGAAAAATATGAGGCTGTACGCACCAAGTACGGTATCAAGGGCAAACCAGACAGGATATTTACCGACTGGCATCTACTGGAATATTCCAAGGTGCCGGTTGCGGTTAACCCGCATGCTATTACCGTGGCTATGAAGATGGCGAAAACCGAGCAGATGAAAGACTGGCTGAAACAGGAGCTGGAAGAGATTTTGGAAAAGCGGATATGTGGCAAGCGTGATTTGCCGGTCAGTGATAAAGATAAATGGGATGGTGCGGCTGCAAGGAAACGGATAGAAGCATGGGCGACGTCCGGAGAGGATATTGACTGGAAGAAATACGAACAGGCGTTTGTCTATGTAGACCCGGAAAAAGCCGATACGAAAGGCGGGTATAAGTTGCCGTTTGCAGATATAGTTGACGGTAAATTGACGGCAGTCTGGGGTGGCGTACGTGCGGCCATGGGCGCATTACTCGGGGCCCGGGGTGGTGTGGATATGCCTGATAACGAGCGGAAGCCTGCCTATAACTTCCTGGCGGCCTATTACAAAAAACTGGACAAAGAGCCGCCGGAGTTCAGGGTATACACAGAAGAAGAACTGGATAAGATATTACCAAAAGATAAGGATGTATCTGAACCTCAGGCAACCGAACAGCAAAAGCAACCTGATGTCAGTAAACAGGTAACAGATTCAATTACAAAAAGGACGATTTACCTATTTGGAGAGATAGATTCCAATACTGCAAAACAAGTCTGTGAGCAATTGATAGAGTTTGATAGACAGTCTCAGGAACCAATACAGATAATCATCGGTTCGTATGGTGGTGAGGTCTATCCTGCGTTTTCTATCATAGACACAATTAAAGCCATGAAGTCACCGGTGGAGACAATGGGGATGGGAATGGTTATGAGTGCCGGACTGCTTATCTTTATGACCGGCAATACCCGCAAAATCAGCAGCAATGCAAGTATTTTATCTCATAGATTTTGGGGAGGGCTTATTGGCTCCCAGGCGGAACTTGTTGCGGGACGTGTGGAACACGACAGGCTGCACCAGCGGATGATTGAAATTTATAAAGAGCATACCAGGTTAAAGACAAACGAAGAGGTATTAAATACTTTACTGAAAGAGACCGATGTCTGGCTAACTGCACAGCAGGCCGTGGAGTATGGAATAGCGGACCAGGTAATTCAGAAAGAGGAATTTACCAAGTCGGTGAACAAGGAAGAGATTGTCAACAAGATGTTTGGCGAATTTAGGCAGAAAGCAATTACTAAGGGCGATGGCTATCAGCAATCAAATACTTCTACTAATGTGGAGGACATTGATAATATAGAGATTGCTTTGAAAGAGAGGGATGGCTATAAAACAGAATTGCTAAAAATTCAGACACAGATACAGGAAGTTTTAGGTGATGGAGGGGGAAAGGACAATGACAATAAACAAAAACAAACATCCGAGGGAAAGGAGAAAACGGATGTATCGGGACCGAAAACGGATGATGTTGCCAACCCGAAAGCAGATGGGATTGAAGGTTTAGACCTGAACGGGTTGGGGGCGGAAATAAAGACAGATGGAAAGAAAACAGAGATAATAGAGGGACTCACGGAGAATCCCAAGTCGAAAGAGATATCCGATGAGGATGCAAAAAAAATAATTGCCGCGATGGATGCGGTATTTGAAAAGAAGGTCAATAGAGTTTTAGGAAAGGTGTAAAGATGTTCTTTTATACTGTCCGGAGATACCAGGCGTTGCCGGAGGTGTCAGGACCAGGAAAAGAACACAACCAAAAGGAGAATGACCATGACGATAGAAGAACTGATGACGAAACTAAATGAACAGATGGACGAGAAACTGAAGCCGTTGACGGAGAAACTGAGCGAGGTGGACAACAAACTGATGAAACTTCCGCCTGAGGTGCCCGGAAATACAGGTAAGGTGGAATGGAAGGAAATCTGCGAGCGGGTAAAACACATCTTGAGAGCACAGATAAACAGAGACCCAAAGAGTCTTGAAGTTCTACAGAAGGCGGACTGGTTGAATACTGCTACCGGAGGCGAAGGCGGATATCTGGTTCCCGTGGAGTTTTCAGACCAGATTTTCCTGCTTGCGGAGGATTACGGCGTGATGAGAAGGGATGCATTCCCTGTACCAATGAGTACCACTTCTAAGAAGATGCCTATCGGCCTGACTGGCATAGAGATGTCATATCCGGGTGAGGCGGGCTTGAAGTCCAGTACAAAGCCGTCCTTCGGGCAGGTTGAGTTGGTAGCACGCACGGCCGCGGGTATCGTTGCACTCACCAACGATATTTTAGATGACAGCGGTCCTGACCTGGTGGGATACCTCAACAGGCTTATGCCTGCAAGTGTTGCCAAGCGTGAGGATGTATCAGGGTTTTTTGGTAATGGTGGGTCTATAACAGGACTTGTCAATACCACATTGCCGGATGAGATAGTTACTAAACCTGCAAGCGGTTCTACTTTGGATGACATTACTGCAGATGATTTGAACAACATGAA